TGTCGATCCACGCCCACAACACGCAGGCCGGGCTCGCCGTGGCCGTCGTCTCGACGCTGCCGGCGAGCCCGGCGCCCGGGGTGCTCTACATCGTGACGAGCGGGGTCTGATGCCGACGCTGCGCCTTTACCCCAATGCGTTGACGGCCGCCGCAGGCGCGCGCGGCTGGACCAACCCGGGCAATATGCTCGGGGTCGACACCGCGGCATGGGCAACGCTCGCCGTGAGCACGAGCATCGATATCGTGCCGCTCGCCCTGGGCGGGTGGCGCACCGCAGCCGGGTTGACGGCGCAGAACGCATTGCCGCCGGACGCCATCCTGCAGCCCTGCACGTTCGGCGCGACCACGCGCTCCTCCGGCATCGAGGTCATGGGGTTGATCGCGTTCGCGCGCCTGGACGGCCTCGGCCATGGCGCGACCGGGCTCGCGCTCGCGACCGGCGCGGCGTTCACGCTCGGCACGAGCTCGTTCGGGTCGCTGGTGCCGGATGTGCTCGACGCGGACTTCGTGACGACCGCCGTGTTCCAGCCGAACCCGACCGCCTCGACGCTGGATGTGAAGTCCGTGTTTATCGACGTGCCGTACAGCGTCCCGCGCTATCTGCGCGTCGGCGCGGCGGAGGTGTCGGACGTACGGATCGGGTCGACGCCGATCTCGGCGGCGTGGCTCAACGGCCTCAGGGTGTGGCCGTGACGATCACGCAATGGGATCAGGGCGGCGGGTTCGATGCCGGGTTGCGCTGGGATTCGCAGGTGCGCGAGCGGCTCCTGCCGACGCATTGCGCGCCCCAGGAGCTCACGCTCGAAGACGCCACCGCGCGCATCGGTCGTGTGCCGGTGCAGCTGCGCTTGCTGTGGCGCCCGCGCGATTGCCCGACAGCTCTGCTGCCATGGCTGGCGTGGACGCTGTCGGTGGATGAGTGGGACCCGGCGTGGAGCGAGGCGACCAAGCGAAACATGCTGGCCGAGTCCGCATTGCTGCATGCGCGCAAAGGCACGCCATGGGCGGTCAAGCGTGCGCTCCAGCTGATCGGTTACGGCAATGTCGAGATCCTCGAGGGCTCGACCTACCGCCGCGACGGGACCTATGCCCGCGGCGGCGCCATCAACCACGGCGGGGACATCGGCCCCTACGAGTTCGACGTCGTCCTGAACGTCGGCGGCGCGCCCAGCGCCGCGCAACAGGCGGAGATCCGTCGGCGCGTCGGCTACTACAAGAACGCCCGCTCGCATCTGCGCCGCATTGTCGCCTACGGGGTCTTCCACGATGGCGCGCACGACTACGACGGATCCATCACCTACGCGGGCGGCTTTGCCGCAGAGGAGTAGCCCATGGCCAACGTGCCAGAGTCGCCGGCCTGGGAGCCGGGCATCTACCAACTGGAGACCACCGATCCGGTGCTCGGCGGCGCGGAGGGTGTCGACAACCTCCAGGCCAAACAACTGGCCAACCGCACCGCCTACCTCAAGCAGTCGCTCGAAGCCCTCGCGGAGCTTATCGACGGGGTCAGCGGGGGCACGACCAATCACGCGCTGCTGAGCAACCGCGATGCCGCGGCCGCGCATCCGTTGGCGGCAATCGACGGGCTGGTGTCCGCGCTCGCCGGTAAGGCGCCGTCCGAGCATACCCACAGCGCTTCGTCGATCACGGCGGGCGTGATGGCCGAGGCCCGCCTGCCGGCGGCAAGCAGCGCCGCGCGCGGGATCGTTCAGCTGGTCGACGACCTCCAGAGCCTCAACACCGATCGCGCTCTGACCGCCGCGCAGGGCCGGTCGCTGCGGCTGATGATCGAGCAGATGTCCGGCGGCGGGACCACCGACCACAACGCGCTCGTGAATCGCAGCGTCTCGGACAGTCACCCGATGTCGGCCATCTCCGGACTTGCCGAGGCGCTGGCCGGAAAGGCGGCCGGCGCCCATGTGCACTCGGCATCGCAGATCACATCCGGCGTGATGGACGCGGCGCGCCTGCCGGTCGGCAGCACGGTCGTGCCGGGCATCATGCGGCTGGCGAATGTCCTGACGAGCACATCGGCAACCGAGGCGCTGACGGCCGCTCAAGGCAAGGTCTTGAAAGACTTATTGGATGGGATTTCATCCGCCACGGCGGGCGCGTCCGGAGCCAGCGGGTGGGTAAAAATCCCCGCGCCCGGCATTGCCCCGATTATCCAATGGCGCACCCAGGGATCCGTGAACGGTTCGTGGATCACGTGGCCGATTGCATTTCCGACCGCCGTCCTTGCCGTCGTCTGCAGCGAAGCAAATTTGGCGGACGCAGCTCTGATTACTGTCGGGACGCGTGGGGCGACCACCGGCGGGACCTATGTGATTGCGCTCAACACCGTGACACGGCTGCCGCACATCGGCGGCTTCACGCCATCCCTGATTGCGATCGGGTATTGACGATGCAAATTTATGGGTTTTCGCTTTCACCGGAGCGCCGCATCGTGGCGCGCTATCTCTCGGCCGTGCACGGCGCGGACATCCCCGCCGATGCGGTGATCGTGGACGAGGCCACGTGGCTCGCATCCCAAGAGATGGACGCTCCGCGCTTCAACGCCGACGGCTCGCTCTCCGAGATCGTCGCGCCGATCAACCTCGAGGTGGCGCGCGATACCGCCCTTGCGGCCATCGACCAGGCCGCCGGTGCCGTGCGTGCGCGCTACATCACGGTCGCCCCCGGGCAGGACCTGACCTATCAGCGCAAGTCCGCCGAGGTGGCCGCCTGGCTGGCGGCGGCCGACCCGGCTCCGGCCGATTACCCGATCCTGCACGCCGAGGCGTCGGCCTGCGCCATGCCGATGGCCGACGTCGTGGCCGATGCGCTGGCGGCCGAGGAGGCTTGGACGCTCGTCGGTGCGGCCATCGAAGGCCGGCGCATGGCCGGTAAGCGTGCGGTGCGGGCCGCGACCGATCTCCCCGCGATCACGGCCGCGCGCGACGCGGCCATCGACGCCATCAACACCCTCTAACGGAGTCACCGAGATGCCCGAGCAATTCCTGCACGGCGTAGAGATCGTCGAGATCGACGACGGCCCGCGCCCGATTTCCACCGTCCGCTCCTCCGTCATCGGCCTGATCGGCACGGCGCCGAACGCGCAGACCGCCGCGACGGCGAGCCTGGTCACGGGCGATGTCGCCGCCGCGACGGCGATCACCTGGACCGCCAAGGCCGCAGGCGCCGCCGGCAACGCCATCGCGGTCAAGATCACCGTGCCGAGCGCGGCCGATGCCACGCTCGCGGTCTCGCGGGTCGGCACGACCATCCATGTCAGCCTGGCCACGGACGAGGAGGGCCTGGTCGCATCGTCCGCAGCGGAGGTTATTACCGCTGTGACGGCGCACACGGGGGCCGCGGCACTGCTCACGGCCGTCGCCGCCTACGACCCGGAAGACCCGCCGGGCCTGGTCGCGCCGAACGTCAAGCCGGCCTTTCTCGCAGGCGGGCGCGATGCCGCCTTCTCGCTCAATACCCCGGTGCTGTGCACGCGCCGCACCGAGGCGGCGACCCTGGGCGAGGGCGGCACTTTGCCCGCCGCGCTCGAAGGCATCTGGGATCAGGCCGGCGCCTGGGTGGTGGTGGTGCGCGTGGACGAGGCGCAGACCCCGGAGGCCACGCTCGGCTATGTGCTGGGCAACGGGACCAACCGTACCGGGGTGCACGCCTTCCTCAATGCGGAGTCGGTGTGTCACGTGGTGCCGCGGATCCTGATTGCCCCGGGCTTCACGCATCAGCAGGCGGCGGTGGCGGAGATGGTCGGCATCGCCGAGCGCCTGCGCGCGGTGATCGTCGCCGACGGGCCGAACACGACCGATGCGGCGGCCATCACCTACCGCGGCAACTTCGGCTCCGATCGGGTCTATCTCGTCGACCCGCAGGTCACGATCTGGGACACCGCCGCCAACGGCGAGGCCGCCGCCCCGGCATCCGCACGCGTCGCCGGTATCATCGCAAAGAGCGACAACGAGCGCGGCTTCTGGTGGTCCCCGTCAAATCGGGAGATGAACGGCATCGTCGGCACCGCCCGCGCGGTCGACTTCGAGCTCGGGGACGCGCTCTCGCGCGCGAACTACCTCAACGAGAACGAGGTGGCGACCATCATCCGCAAGGACGGCTATCGGCTGTGGGGTAATCGCTCCTGCTCGGCCGACCCAAAATGGGCGTTTCTGTGTGTGCGTCGCACCGCGGATATGATCCACGAGAGCCTGTTGCGCGCCCACCTGTGGGCGGTGGATCGCGGCATTACAAAGACCTACTTCGAAGACGTCAAAGAGGGGGTCGACAATTACCTGAGCCACCTGGTGAAGGTCGGCGCGATTCTCGGCGGGAAATGCTGGGTAGACGCCGAGCTGAACACGCCGGACCAAATCGAGCAGGGAAAGGCGTACTGGGACTTCGACTTTACCCCGGTCTACCCGGCCGAGCACATCACCTTCCGCTCGCACCTGGTGAACGACTACCTCGTCGAGATCCTGCCGCAAGCCGCCTAATCGGAGCGTACTGACATGGCAATCCCAAGTGTTTTGAAGGCTTACAGCCTGTTCGTCGATGGCCGAGGCTACGCGGGCAAGGCGGATGTCGAGCTCCCCGAGCTCGGCATCGTTACGGAGGAATACGCGGCCGGCGGCATGTCCGGAAAGGTCAAGCTCGATATGGGGCTCGTGGAGGCCCTTGACGCCAAGTTCACCCTCTACGAATACAGCCCGGACGTCATCAAGATGTGGGGCCTGGTGGACGGCGGCCGCGTGCCGCTGGTGTTCCGCGGGGCGGCGATGGCGGACGACGGCGCCGAGGCGACCCCGATCAAGGCCACCATGCGCGGGCAGATGCACGTGCTCAACGGCGGATCCTGGGAGGCAGGATCCAAGGCGAAGATGGAGTGCACCGTGAATTGCCGGTCATACAAGCTGGAGGTCGGCGGTCAGACGGTGATCGAGATCGATGCGGAGCGGATGATCCGCGTCGTCGGCGGGACGGATCAGATGGCCGCACTGCGCGGCGCGATCGGACTGTAAGGGGACGACATGAGCAAATCGAATATGCCCGAAGGATCAGGCGCGGCAGTTGCCGAGGAAATCATGAAATTGGATAGCGCGCTCGAAAAGGTCGCGCCGGCCGACCCTTTCGTCACGCTGACCAGCGGCCGCAAGATCCACTTGCGCGAACCCACGGCAGGGGAGCTGCGCGGGGTGAAGCTGCTGGACGTGTTGCAGCTCGACACCGCCGCCCATGCCGTGGTGATCGAGCGCATCAGCGAGCTCTCGACGCTGGAGTTCTACGGGCTCAAGACCGCGGATACGATGGCGTTGATGAGCAAGGTGGCGGGTTTTTTCGCGCAGGATCCGGCCTCCCCTCCTGCGTAGAGGATGCTTGGGAGACGATCGCCGCGGCGTGGCATTGGCCGCCGTCCGAGATGAGCCGGATGGGCATGGCGGAGCTGATGGACTGGGAGGCGCGCGCCGCGCGCCTGCTCAAGGCGCAGGCGGGGCGCTAGGGCTCGCCGAAGCGCTTGGCGGCGGCGGTGTGCGGGCCGAGCAGGAACCGGACGGTGCCGATGGCGAGCAGGGCGAGCAGCCACAAGAACACCACGGCGCCGAGCCCGACCCACCATGAGCCCATGGCGAGGCCGAGCCAGATGCCGAGCGCGATGGCGGCGAGCTGAAGGAGTGAAGCGATCATGAGGCGAGTATAGGTCATGGCGAATCTCAACGTCTCCGTCATCCTCGGGCTGGTGGATCGGCTGTCTGCTCCGTTGCGCGGGGTGTCCGCGCAGCTCGATCAGATGCACGGACGCTTCGAGCGCATTGCCGCCATGAGCACCAACGCAACCTTCATCGGCGGGGCGCTGCAGCAGACCGGGAAGCAGATCCTCGCCCCGCTGCAAGGCGCGGTTGCCGCGTTTGCCGACTCCGAGGATGCGGCGACGCGATTCAAGCTCTCGATGATGGACGCGTCCGGCGCCGTGCTCCCGGCGTATCACGAGTTGAGCGGGTTGGCGCAGCGGCTCGGGGACCGCCTGCCCGGCAGTACCGCGGATTTCACCGGCATGATGACGATGTTGCGCCGTCAGGGCATGGACGCCGCCACGATCCTTGCCGGTACCGGCGAGGCCGCCGCCAACCTGGCGGTCATGCTGAAAATGCCGGCCGATGCGTCGGCCGAGTTCTCCGCCAAGCTCCAGGATGCGACCGGGACAGCGGCCAAGGACATGCTTGCGCTGACCGATACGATCCAGCGGACCTACAACGTCGGCGTGGACCCCGGAAACATGCTGGCGGCTTTCTCCGCGCTGTCGCCCGGCATGGACGCAATCAAGCAAAAAGGGCTTGCCGGCGCCAACGCGATGGCGCCGTTGCTGGCGATGCTCGATCAAGCCTCGCTCTCCGGCGGTGCGGCCGGCAACGCCCTGCGCAAGGTGTTCCAGGGTTCGTTCGGCGGGAGTGAAAAGGCCGACAAAGCGATTGACAGGTCCGGATTGGACTTCGTCGATGATGCCGGCGAGTTTCGCGGTCTGGACAACCTGTTCGAGCAGTTGTCCAAGCTGCGCAAGCTCTCGACCGAGCAGCGCCTTGGGGTGATGAAGGATATCTGGGGCGACGATTCCGAGACGCTCCAAGCCCTCAATGTCATGGTCGAGAAGGGCGCCGCCGGCTATGCCGAGATGACGTCCAAGCTGTCGGATCAAGCGAGCATGCAGCAGCGGATGATCCCGCTGCTCGGGACGCTGAAGAACCTTTGGGATGCCGCCACCGGGACGGTGTCGAACTTGGCGGCGCGCATCGGCGAGCTGCTGGCGCCGCAGATCAAGCAGGCCGTGGACTGGCTCGGCGTCGCCGCGGCGCGCGCGCGCGAATGGATCGACGCCAACCCGCAACTGGCCAAGACGCTGGCGCTTGTCGTCGCCGGGCTCGGGGCCTTCGCCGTGGTCGGCGGCGGCCTGATGATCGCGCTGGCCGGCATCCTTGGGGGCGTGTCCATGCTCGCGGTCGCGCTCGGCCCCGTCGGGCGTCTGCTCGGTTTGCTGCTGGTCCCCGTGCGCGCGCTGCCGGCGGCCTTTGCCGTGGCCGCCGCGGCGCCGGCCAAGTTGGCCGCCGGCTTGCGCGGCATGGCGCTCGCGCTCGCGCTCACGCAGGGCGGGCTTGGCAAGGCGGTGTTCGCCGTGCGGATGCTCGGCGCGGCGCTCATCGCTAACCCGATCGGCCTCGCCGTGGCCGCCATTGCCGGCGCCGCGCTTCTGGTCGTCAAGTATTGGGCGCCCATCAAGGGCTTCTTCGCCGGCCTGTGGTCCGGCCTGACCGCGGGCCTGGCGCCGATTGCGGGCGCCTTCTCCGGCGCCTTCGGCGGCATCATGCCGGTGATCCAGCCGGTGCTCGACGGCCTGCAATGGGTGTGGGACAAGCTGGTCGGCTTGATCGGTCCGGTGCAGGACACCGGCGGCGCGGCCGAGGCTATGGGCCGGCGTTGGGGCGCGGCCATCGCCGGCATGATCCTGAAGGTCGGCGAGCTGCTCTCCGGGCTGTTGGCCTTGCCCGGGAAGGTCTTTTCGATCGGCGCAAGCATCGTGCAGGGGCTGTGGGACGGCTGGCAATCCAAGTGGGCGGCCTTCAAGGCGTGGGTCACCGGCCTGGCGGACATCATCCCGAGCTGGCTCACAAAGCCGTTGCAGGTGCACTCTCCCTCGCGCGTCTTCGCCGAGATCGGGCGCAACCTGGTCGAGGGCCTACAGCAGGGTGTGGCGCGCACCGTGCCGGCCGTGATGGGCGAGTTCGGCGGGCTGGCGAAGCGCCTCGCGGGTGTTGCGCTGGTCGCCGGGCCGGTCGCGATGGCGCCCGCCGCGGCCATGACGACGCCGGGCACAACGCCTGTCGCGCGGCCCGCTCAGAGCGCCGTGCAGTCGCTGCGCATCGACGACCCGGACTCCAAGGCACGCGACGCGCGTCGCGCCGCATGGCTGGCGGATGCCCGCGAGCGCGTGCAGGCCATCACGCCGATGCAGTCGCTGCGCATCGACGACCCGGCCTCGCGCGAGCGTGACGCGCGCCGCGGCGCATGGCTGGCGGATGCCCGCGCTCGCGTGCAGGCCATCACGC